TACTAAGTCTTTTAAACGTCTTGATGATCCCGATGGTCGTATCGCTTTATGTACACTTGGTAGCATCAACTGGGGAGCTTTCCGCAACCCAGAAGATATGCGTAGGGCTTGCCGTATCCTTCACCGCAGTCTTAACAATATTCTCGATTATCAAGATTTCTTGAGTATTCAAAGTAAGTTAAGCAATGATGAGATTCGCCCATTAGGTATTGGTATTACCAACTTAGCGTACTGGCATGCCAAGCGTAGCTTCAAGTATGGCGAGAAAGATGCACTACAAGAAGTTAAATCTTGGATGGAACATCAAGCATATTATCTAACAGAAGCAACAGTTGAATTGGCACAAGAACGTGGTCGCTGTAAAGATAGTGACAAAACTCTGTATGGTCGTGGAATATTCCCTTGGGAGCGTAGAGCAAATGGTGTTAATGAATTAGCAAACTTTACCCCAGAGTTGAACTGGGAAGGCCTACGTGCCATGATGCGTTCATGTGGCGTCCGTAATGCTACACAAATGGCTGTTGCTCCTGTAGAATCTAGTAGCGTAGTCATTAACTCTACTAACGGTATTGAAATGCCAATGAGTTTGATTAGTGTGAAAGAAAGCAAAGCAGGATCGTTTGTGCAAGTTGTACCTGAATATCATAAGTTAAAAAACAAGTATCAGATGATGTGGGATCAAAAAGATTGCGATGCATATCTAAAGACAGCCGCTGTCATTCAAGCATATGTTGACCAATCGATTAGCACAAACACATTTTATAATCCAGCGCATTTCCCGGGTCGCAAAGTGCCAACAACTTTGATTGCTAAAAATTTAATGCAGTCTCAATTATGGGGCATCAAGACATTCTATTATAGCTTGATTAACAAAGCAGGTAGTAAACAACAAGAAGAGGCAACCGAAGGTCCGTTGGAAGTTATTGACTTTGATGACCAAGAAGATTGCGAGGCTTGTAAGTTATGAAGATAGGGGTGTATGGCGATAGCTATACAACCTGTCATGGGTTGTATGACGAGCCTACAAATTGGTACAATAAACTAGCTAGTTTACTCAGTGATATACGCGGCCCAACTACGATTAATCATTACGGTAGAGCCGGTTCGTCATTGTATTATACCTATAGGACGTTCTTTGACACACACCATGAGAATGATCTTAACATTGTACTAATTACGGGTCCAAACAGATATCCGTTTATAGTTCAAATGGAAAAACCCAGTCACATAAGAACGTTTACTAGCAAACAGCATGTAATAAGTACCATAGATGCTTTGGCTGATACGTTAACTAACGATGAACTTAAAAAGTTAAATAATGTAGCTGCCTGGTTTGACGCATGTTTAGACGAGCGTTACTTCAATGATGTTGCTGAGTTAATGGTTGATAAAATTAGCTCAACGTCAAACACTATTGTTTATCCTTGCTTTTCGGATTCGTTCACTAGAGAACAATTTAAGAAACATAATTTAAACAAAGACATGCATTTTATGCATTCTCTTTGGTTTCGACAGTGTGAGTTACTTAAAATAGATACTGATTCATTTACAGCACTAGAGAAAAAAACACTATGTGGTCATTTAAGTATAGAGTTCAATGTATTTTTTGCAGAAGTTCTTTATAAAAGAGTCCAAACAGGCAAGTGGGACCATACAGGTTTACTCGATGTAACTATCAGTCAACCTAGAAAATTTTATTACGACAATTTCAAAGATGAGTAAACAACAATATAACCTAACAACAAAAACAGATTATCTCAATCGCAAGATGTTTCTAGACCCTGAAGGTCCTGTAACCATTCAGCGTTTTGAAGAAGTCAAGTACAAAAAAATAGTAGATTTTGAACAAACTGCACGTGGCTTCTTTTGGGTACCAGAAGAAGTTAGTTTAACAAAAGATTCACAAGATTTTAAAGACGCCAGTGAAACCGTTCGTCATATTTTTACTGCGAACCTATTGCGTCAAACAGCGTTAGACAGTTTGCAAGGTCGTGGACCTAGTCAAATATTTACACCTGTCGTCAGTTTACCTGAACTAGAAGCATTGGTATATAACTGGAGCTTCTTTGAGACAAACATTCACAGTCGCAGTTATAGTCACATTATTCGTAACATTTATAATGTACCTAAAGATGTATTCAATACTATTCACGATACTAAAGAAATAGTAGACATGGCCAGTAGTGTTGGAAGATACTATGATGACTTACATAGAATCAACTGTCGCAAAGAGTTAGGTGAAAAGGTTACTGAAGAAGAACACATCAAAGCAATTTATCTTGCTCTACATGCTAGTTATGCACTAGAAGCATTCCGCTTTATGGTATCATTCGCTACATCGCTAGCCATGGTAGAGAATAAAATCTTCATTGGCAACGGCAACATCATCAGCTTGATTCTACAAGACGAGTTACTGCACAAGGGTTGGACAGCTTTCTTGATTAATCAAGTAGTCAAAGAAGATCAACGTTTTGCTAAAATAGCAGAAGAATGCAAGGCAGAAGTAAATCAAATTTACGCTGACGTTATACGTGAAGAAAAAGAATGGGCTGATTATCTATTCAAGTTTGGCCCTGTTATTGGTCTAAATGCTAACATTCTAAAAGATTTCGTTGACTATACCGCAGTGGCTGCATTGAAAGAAATTGGTATTAAGTACTGGAACCCTAGTCCAAAATCTACACCTATACCATGGTTTAACAAACATTCTGATACTAGCAAAAAGCAAACAGCGTTACAAGAGAACGAATCAACTAACTATGTAATCGGTGTAATGTCTGACGCACTTGATTATGACGAATTACCACAGATATAAAAAGGAAATAATATGAAAGCAATCGTATGGAGTAAGTATCACTGTCCTTATTGCGACCAAGCAAAGGCATTACTAACACAAAAGGGTATCCCGTTTGAAGAAAAGAAAATCGGGGATGGATACACAAAAGAAGAACTACTAGAAGCAGTACCCACAGCACGTACTGTTCCGCAAATCTTTTTAGATGAGCAATTAATCGGCGGGTTCAATGAACTCAAACAATATTTTTCAAAGGCAGCATAATGCAAATAGCACTACAAACAAACTCAGTATACACATTCAAACTCAACTCAGGAGAAGAACTAATCGCTAAAGTAAGACAAGCAGGTGGTGACTTCATTGAAATAGAAGAACCTGTCTCTATTGCTCCTACACAGCAGGGTATGCAGATGATTCCTAGCGTATTCACCGCAGAACCCAAGGGTATTTTTAGACTAAATACTAGTAGCATTGCCATTTATGCTGAAACTGACGATAGCGTTAGAATGAAGTATTTAGAAGCAACGACTGGTATTAAAGTACCAGATAAGAAAATCGTATTAGGATAATATGCCACAACTTAGCAGAAAAGGTGACCAAAACAATGCAGGAGGCGCAATCATGCGTGGCGCCGGCACTGTTTTTGCCAATGGAATTCCAGTAGGATTGCATGTGAGTCAAATAACTCCTCATGCCCCTTTTGGTAGACCTCACCCTCCTCATAGGGCTGCTACGACAACTCAAGGAAGCCCTACAGTTTTTGCTGAGGGCGACCCGGTGTTAAGAGTAGGATCAGGTAACTCATGTGGACATAGCATCGCACAAGGAAGCCCTGACGTATACTGCCCATGACTACACCAAAACAATCCCCACTAGGCGTAAATGCAATAGGATCGCTAATAAATAACACAGGGTTTCAAATCAATCCCGTGGCACAATCCTATATGGGATCAAGCAAAACAAATACTGGATATACACCCGGCACTGTAGTTACTAACACCTGTTTGAATCTATTGACCTATGCAATCTATGATGCATATACTAGAGGTCAAGTTACAACTAGTCCTGCAGGCACATCGGTATACGACACATTAATTAGCATAGGTGCTAATGTATGTCCTGCATTGGGTAACAGTAAACCACCTACATATAGTGCAACTGATCCTAGTGGTCTATGGACTGATGATGGAACTCCTGCAACTAGTGGTTATGGTAATGACGTAAACCCTGACTATCCAAACAATGATGAAGGTCAAGGACAAGAAGCTAGTTGGTTACCGTATGACTTAACTAACCCTAATGGATCAGTAACACAGTGGGGATTCTTGCGTAACTATGCACTGCAAGCATGGAATGAATTTAATTGGAACGGAATACCTAGTAGTTCTACAGTAGAGTACAAAGATTTTTGCAGTTCATTTATGAATGCACAATCATACATAGAGTCTACTAATCCATTCATTCGTATTTCTAATAGAAGTATTACTTTCTTAGAAGGTACATACAGCAATATGAATGATTACTCTAGTTGTGATATAACTGGAGTTAATTTAGCAACTGCGACATTCGGTAGTGATTGTATTACACTAGGCAAAGCAATAGACCTAAGTAAACTAAACAAGTTTGGGTTACCCTCTACTTTATTGCAAGTCATTTACAAAAACAATGCATTCACACAATCGTTGACTCTTGCATTATTGTCAGCAGGTATGACACCTGACGAAGCAGTGGGTATTGCTTCAGGTGATATCAGTTATGTTACTAAACAACAAGAGCAACAAATATTTGGTGCATTCTTAGTTATTGTAGGTGTAGACTTAGTTGATGTGACTGTGCCTTTAAACTGCAAGACTAAAGGCTTAGGAACATTAGCAGACTTGCTAGATGTTAAAAAGATGTTCCCTAACAGTTATACATCAATGACTGTTCCAATGTATAACACAACTTCTGCACCTACAAATAGTAAAACATACTATCCTATATATGAAAACGGTGCAGTAAGTTCTAGATTATCAAATCCTAATCTAACTAAACAAGTGGGTGCAAATATACCAAATGGAACTCCACCTATAGTTAACAGCACAACTACTAATGTTCAAATATTACCAGTTGGATTTGATTCTTATCTACAAAACGCAATACCAGAAGATATAGGTGTAGCAGCCGGCGCATTTGCTTTTAGTATGCTACAGATTCCAAACATTACTAACGTAAATTTTGAAAAGTTTGCACAAGTCGCTGCCTCTATCGAAGTCAGCACCGTTGGATTAGATCAAGTAAATGGCACAAACGTACCAGTCAATACAACACTAGCACAGCAGACATATAACAAGGTTGCATTAGGTAGTGGTCCAGAAGGCACGTATACTATGAGTGACTTCTATGGTTGTATGTCAGGATTACCCTACAGTTGGAACGAGTTGCAAAAGGATATAATTGCGGCACAAACAACAAAACTGTCTAACATCTACAATCAATTGTATCTTGCTACGACATGGGAAGGTGCAACACTATCAGTTCAGTATTCTACAGCAGCCGGCCCACTTTACACGATTACTGGACTAACAGTAACTGATTCAGGTGGTGGTTATTATAGAGGTACTGCATCTGCACCTACTATTACTATTGCAGGCGGATCAGGTGCAACAGCAACATGCACTATAGGAACAGATCCTACCAATGTTTCGACATATGGTAGAGTCACAGGTGTAACATTAACATCAGCCGGATCAGCAACAGGAACAATACCTACTGCTACTGTAGAATGTCCTCCTACTGCAACATTGGCAGTGGCAGTTGATGGCAGTATTGCAACAGGTGGGACAAACACTGCTAGTGGTACAGCAGGATGGCCTGGAATGAACACAGTAGTTAGTGCATACATTACACAAGCTAATGATGAAATTACTAGTATTAGTACTTCCAAAGTAAACGATACAATAAATCTTAACACGGTATACAATGCATTTGGTAATCAGTTGATGATAGAGCAACGTGCAAGATACCATGGAATACCTCCTGTCAACGTGACAAGAGATACATGGTTGAATTCAAGTCCATCTGCGTTGATAACATTTGTGGATGCAATGATTGGCATGACAACAAATACATACCCGCATATGTATGGTCAAACACTAGAAGCAATAACTGACTTATGTACAGTGGGCGGACAAAGCGTTATAGCTTTGGGTAGACAGATACGAAATACAGAGAAGATACAACAGTTGGGTATAACGGTTAACGGAGCAATACCTGCTGAACCTAACCCTGCATCAGCACCGATATTATTATCTAACGGTACTACTCCTACAGCAAAAACAGGTATTTCTGTACCGGGTATAGGATGTGTACCTGATGAGCCTACGATATTTACGATTCCTAGTATTATGATACAATCAGATTGTACCACCGGTGATCTGATATCACCTAAACCACAGGGATACTTTGATCCAAATACGAATCGTTTCATGAAAACGACAGGTGCTACTGAAATCAACGAAGTCCCTGCAATCGGTACGATAGTTAAATCAGCTAGTACTACTTTAAATAATACTAACTTACTGGGACCAAACTGTGACGGCACAGGCCCTGCATTATTTGGATCATCTGCGTTAGACGCATCTGCATTGCAAACAGGAACAACAGAGAACTTCTCACCTGAAGATAAGTTCTCAAATAATTTACAACCAATTGGTATATTCAAAACAGGTACAAGGATACCAACAGGCACTGCTACCCCAATTGATACCGGAGCCGCAGAGTTTCCGGGCAGTTTAGCCGGTTCGCCCGAAACAAACTTGCTACCTGCAACACTAAATTCAGCATATACATCATCAGTATTACTTCCTTCTACATTAAGCGTACAGGAAGCTATAGATGAGGTCGTCAAGTGTAATTGCGACTGCTGGATAGACTAACCGTTTTTGTTGAATAAAAATACATTTGGTGCTATACTAAGCATCTAAGTATTTTTACCGTTCTCAAAAACGGCACAAACTATGAAAGGAAAGTTGAAAATGGAAACAACTATAAAAACATTTGGTAGTTTACTAGGACTATTCTTAATTTTGGCATTGGTGAACACAGTTACCGCATTCAAGTTACAAAGTAATACTGGTATACTAGGAATGGCTAAAGAACACAAGTCTTACGTAGACATTAGGAATGTTGATAGAACATTGGAATGTTTAGCATTGAATATTTACAGAGAAGCCGGCAACGAACCATTTGAAGGTAAAGTTGCAGTAGCTCAAGTAACGTTGAACAGAGTTGATGATGGTCGCTTTGGTAAAGACGTATGCGGAGTAGTATATCAAAAGAACGTTGTTATGGAAAAGGTCGTGTGTCAGTTTAGCTGGTACTGCGACAGTGTTCATAGATCACGTCCTATTAACAAAGAATCATATGCTAACAGCTATGCAGTAGCCAAAAAAGTTTTGTTAGAAGGTTTTAGATTGGATTCTCTAGAGGATGCTCTCTTTTATCATGCGGATTATGTAAACCCACGCTGGCCGCATGAGCGTATTACTAAAGTGGGAACTCACATTTTTTATAAAACAAAGGTAAAGCAATGAACTACATGATTCAAACAATGGACTATATCAAAGATTTATTCTACAATAAATTGGGCAAAATGTCCGCAGACACACTAGGTTGGTTAGCAAACATTGCATTGCATTGTGCAACTATTCCATCTTTCTTTGCACTAATGACTGGAATCACTGAAAAGCCCCCGGCTGTTGATTTGGTTCTTATGATTTGGGCAACCCTTGGTCTATTGTTCTTCCGTGCAGTACTACTCAAGGATTTGTTGAATATCGTAACTATTGGCATGGGCTTTTTGCTTCAAGCAACAGCTATGGCATTGATATTTTTCAAGTGATCGTTTACTCAGTAAATACATCACTTAAGGAGAATTATGAGTTACCTATTTACAAGTGAAAGCGTTAGTGAAGGTCATCCAGACAAAGTAGCTGACGCAATTAGCGATGCCATTTTAGATTTAATTATGGCGAACGAAGATCCTGCACAACGATGTGCATGTGAGACTTTGGTAACAACAAACCGTGTAGTAGTTGCAGGTGAATATAAAGGTTCACTGCATGATCTTCAAGTTGACAGTGCAGTTCGCCGTGTTATTAAGTTGATTGGTTATGAACAAGAAGGTTTCGACTGGCGAAAGTTAGAAGTCACTAATCTATTACATGGTCAAAGTGCTGATATTGCATTAGGTACCGATAACTTTGGCGCCGGAGATCAAGGCTTAATGTTTGGCTATGCATGTAATGAAACTGAATCGCACATGCCAAGCGCAATCTATTGGTCACATCGTATTGTAGAAAAACTTTCTGAACTACGAAAAAACAAGGTCATGACTTGCCTTGGTCCAGATGCCAAGAGTCAGGTTACGTTTGAATATGATGACAATGGTAAGCCTACACGTATTGCTAAAGTTGTTTGTTCTACCCAACATACAGAAGATACGAACATTGAAACATTGCGTAGAGCAGTAGAGGAAGTGATTCGTGCTATACTTCCTGCAAAATTATTAGACAATGCTACTGAATTTTATATTAATCCTACTGGTCGTTTCGTTATTGGTGGTCCTGATGGCGACACTGGGCTCACTGGAAGAAAAATTATTGTGGACACCTACGGTGGTTATAGTCCTCAT